TTTGTCTTAAAAATTATTGTGGAAATTCAGCACCTGTCGGTAGTACATTGAAATCAAGTACTATGAACTCTGCCGCCCTTGCAGGTTGAATGAATATTTTACCAACTAATTGGTTTCTATCAATTACTTCAGGTGTATTGTTAGACTCATCCATTACCACTCGGTATGCGAATAATCCTTGTTCTTGTTGTACTTCATCTAAGTATGGTTCAACTAACCCTAAGAATCTATCTCTTGTCTGACTTGTGTTTTGTTCAAACACTAAGAACCTAGATGTAGATGATACAAACTTCTTCAAGTTAATCAAGATTGCTTCGGTAATACCACCACGGTTAAGACCTGCGGGTGCAAACCACTCTGCGGCGATACTATCATTAAAAGCGTACACACCACTCATTACTACTGATGGGGGTACGAATAATGGTTTATTGGTACTTGAGTCAATTATCTGTACCCAAGGATAATACGTTCCCATATAAGAACTATCGTATAGAGAAGCATACTCAACTGCTGTATCTTTGGTGTCAGCAATCCAAGTCAAGTCAGCAATATAAAATGCGTCATTTCTATCTTCTACAATTTCTTTTGCTCTACTAATTACAGATGAACCATAAGTTTGAGTAACGCCAGGAGTTACTAATACATTATAGTCATATTCAAGTGGGTTGGAGATAGAGTTTAATGCTCTAATAAAAGCAACACTACCACTTGATGTAGAATTTGTCAAGTCAATACCACCAACGTTAGTTGCGGACGATACACTTGTACCTACATTAATTGGTTTGTTAGGAGTTCCAGCGTTAAATCCACCTTGGAAACCAAATGTAAATCTACGGTTACTTTGGAATGTTGATGATGTCGCAGAAGTAGCAAACATATCAGTTGGTAAATTAAAATCAGAACTTGATACTTCAGATGTATAAACTGCATCATCAATAGGAGCCAAGTAATGTTTCCAATCTAAAGAACTATCAAGTTTAGCACCAAAGTGAGTTTTGGTTGAACCCGTTACATCTCCACCTGCACTCAATAATGGGAAGTCAGGTACTTTGGTTGTTAATGGTTGTAAGTATCCTCTAAATCCAGCAGGTACAACAGTAGTTGGTAATGTATCAGAATTACTATCCATCTCAACTCTAATGTATCCTGATTTATTACTAAATGAACCATTGATTGTTGTACTTCCATCAGAAGCAACTGTCAAATATCTATCACCAATTTTTCTTGCTATAAAGTTTGCAGAACTTGGGTCTAATGTACATCCACTAAAGACTTCTACAAATGAAGGTCTTACGTCTGTATCTCCAAACTCTCTAACTACAACATCAAATACACCATAAACTCCACCTGTTTCGGTTGGTCTTTTTACATTCTGAATAGAAATCTTATAGTCTGTATTTGTGTCTTCACCTGTGGATAGTCTATGAAATTTGAATAGGTTGTAAATAGTTCCATTAACATCCTGTGAAGTTACAAATGGAGTAAAACCACCAACAGGTTCGTTATTACTACCACCATCAAAGTCTAAACTAACAGAAGCAGATGATATAACATCATTGTCATCTACTGTTACAGCTTGGAAAGATGCAGAGTTAGTTGTCTCAGTATGAGAATAAACATACGCCCCTTTAGTTCCTAATGGACTTGTACCAAACACCTTTGTAAAGTAAGATTCACTAGATGGGTTGAAAGACGCAGTAACAATACCAATACCTGAACCACTCAAGTGAACTAATGAACCATCAGATGAAGTTTCAAATGTTCCAACATCTATGGAAGTTCCTTGGTTAGATGGGGCGAGTATAATAGAAGAAGTTACAGAAGCACTCTCAACGGTCAATACGTGACCTGTGTGAGAGTAACCACCAAGTTCCCCTACTCGTACTACGGTTACTGTGTTTGAGTTTTGTAAAACATTTCTTACTGCGTATGACGAGTAATATTTTTCATTTTCACCACCGAACTTTTCTCTAAATTCTTCGGTACTTCTAACAACAGTAGGTACAAAGGCAGGCCCTTTTGAAAAAGTCCCTACAACTGCTGTTCCGATTTCTGCTATTCCTTGTGGTAAAAACGAAAGGTCATTTTCCCGTGTGAATACGCCGGGTGATACAAACTTTTCAGCCATTTAGTTCTCCAAATATTCTTTTTATATAAATATAAATATATTCGTTTTAAAAAGATTTTAATTTTATTATTTTTGTGTTGGGGTGAATGCCCAAGTATCTGTATTCAAACTACCTTCACCATACTTTTCTACTAAGGTTTTTGAATGTTCTTGTTGTTTCTCAATACTTTGAGTATATAAGTCAATGAGTTGTTGTCTTTGACTTGATACTTGTTCTTTGTTTTGAGTGTATTGTTGTTCTAACTGTTTTTCGGTTAAAACCAATCTACCCAATTCGGTTGTTATCTGTTGTTGTTCTTGAGCAACAGATTTAAATGTTTCTATTTCCTGTTCGGTTAATGTAATATTTTTTGTTTTAGCCATTGTAATTATTTTGTTTAATTTGTAAATACCCCTGTCAATGAGATTTCATCATTGTTATCTATAATGAAACCAAGAAGTTGAGTATTAAATGTAATGATTAAATCGGGTGATTCAAAATTTAGACTGTATTTGTCCTTTCCCACCGATATACCATTTATAAATAAGTTTACANCAGACCCCTCTGTAAATGTTGTTACATTTGTCCGTAGATTTGTGTTTTCAAACTTAGCANTTGTGGGTGATACAAATGTAGCTAACTTTGTTTGTAACGCATCAGCACTTTCAGTTCCTTGTTCTATTTCTGTTTGTTTGGGTTCTTCGGGGAATGGTCTGTTTTTATCAAACGCACCAACACCTGGCACTCTTGTTACTTTTTTAAGAGAATCAATACTCGTAATCTTACGAACTATTTCTTCATATGTTGAACCGTAATCACTCATTAAGAATCTACAAATTTACCAATTCCACGTATCTCATCACCACCATCTAACTCATACCCTAATAACGTTGTATTAAATGTAAATGTAATATCAGTACCATCATCATTCACACCCCACGTGTTTGATGGTACAAATATACCATTTATAAATATTTGATATAAATCTTCTGTATCATATGATAAATAATCAACGTCAGGTTGTGTTTTTGTAGTAGTGTTTGTGAATGTAGCAGTATTGGTTGATGTTACTGTTGCAGTTCTAGTGTCAAAGTATGAAACGAACTCTAACACTAAATCAAACTCATTGTTTTTTGCGTCTTGAGTGGCGTTGTTACTGAATGTACCAATTGGAAACAACGCACCTATTTGATTGGATTCTGTAAATGACCTATCCTGTCTTAATAACTCATCAAGTTCTTGTTGACTTGTTACCTTGGTCAACTCAGTTTCTACTTCTTGAAATAATACAGTTTTTTGTGTACTATATGATTTTAAAACTTGTTCATCATTATTATCATCTTTTATCTCAGGTAACAGGTATGCTTTTACAGTCAAGTTAAATGTCGTTCTAACTAACCGTTCTTGTCCATTTGTCAATTCATTTGATGTGGAGAATGAATCAATAGATGACTTAAATTTAGCACCACCATCAATACCCCAATAATCATCACTATTCCAATTAAGTTGTTCTATCAATTGGTTAGTGTGAGATATAAAGTCTGTCCAAATGATAAACTCATATTCCATTTGTACAAAGTCACCAACCCGTATTTTGTATATCTCATCGGTTGGTTTAAAATCTATCTGTTGTGAAAACTTGTCAAATCTATTTTTATTAGAATATCTAGTCTGTATGTATTGTATTCTTTGTTTTGAGTTAAATCTATTGACTAAATCATCCCGCCTACTAAGTGAGTTTCTTTTAAAAATGATAAGTGGATTTTGTATCTGACCTTTTTGGTCTTTGATATACCCGTTTCTACTTGCTTGTTGCCATCGTTCGGGTGAACCGTATATAATGGGAACTTGTTTGTCCATACCATTAGTAGTAACTATCAAGTTTTTAGACTCAAGGTATGATAGTATTGCGGTATCAACATCAACGATTGATACATTCTTAGTCTTAAAGTTAGAACTAACTTTACTCCTATCAAGTCCTCTGTTTCTACTTTCCTTTGGATTCAACCCCTGTTCTATCATTAGTAAAGTTCCTCAATGTTTAACTTACTTCGTCTAGTCATATGAGTGTCACATATAATACTATTTGAGAAGTTTGTATTTCCAGCAACTAACTGATTCTCAATTATACCATCAATCTCAAAAAATGAGTCATTGAAGTTTATAACATCACCCACTTGTATTACGAGTCCAACATCTTCTAACAATGTTCGTAAGAATCTAAACTGAACCGTTTGTGTTACATCAGAACCGAATGATTCATAGTTTGTTGTTTGGTCTGCACGGTCAATCAAAGCGTTTACTTGAAACCCAACCTGATATGACTTACCACCAACACTCTCACCATACAAGTTAGTTTCGGTTTGTCCTTGGTCTAACTTATATATAATCACAGGGGTCTCAACAAAATCATTGATAAGTTCTTTGTTGAGAGATATGAATAAATCAAAGTCTCTTTGTTGTACGAACGCCATTCTTTTATCCTATAAAGATTGGTATTGGAATACGACCTAATTGATTACTCATCTTTTCAGAGATTTCTTCTTCAATCTCCATCTGTCGTCTACGTGATGTTTCTTCTAAGTTTTCTCTTAATTGTGTAATCAAATCTTCTTTTTCAGATACCGCTTCGGCTCTCAATGCCGCACCATCCAAACTCACCTCAGAGCCAGGGATTGGGACTGAACTATACTTTTCTCTAACCGCACCTAATACTTCTTTTGCAATAGCAAGTGTATACTTCCTAATCCATTGTTTACCTACATCATTGATTTGATTATATGTTAGGTTATTATATGGAACATTACTGTAATCACTTACTACACCACTACTTGACCTTGCACCAATATTACTTCTGTCATCTTTTTCTATATAGTCATACCATATTTTAAAGGTAGTCTGTGGTATTGGGAACACAGTCAGTTTGTTATCTATTAATTTAAATGAAAAACCACTTCGTCTAACAGAATCGTTTAATTCAATTGCTTGAATTCTAAGTAAGTCTTCATAAATTGGATACATTACAAAGTTTACCGCTGGGGAGTAACTACCAAAACCAAAGTCATCTATTAAGTTTCTATACCCCGTTCCTGTAAGTGCAAATGGGTCATAGTATCTTGTAATGGCTGGGTCTACATTGTGATATATCTTTTTAATTTCTATATTACTTTGGTCATTTATCAACGTGGAAGCAGAACCACTAAGTGATGACGATGGGTGTGATAATAAATCGTATTCTTGTGACCCACTACCCACGGTTATATAGCCTTTTCTCCATTCTACACTACCACCAACTCCAGCTTCAGTTCCATAATCTTGAGTAAGGGTGACCAAGTTGTTAATCTCACCACCTCCTATGAATGTATTATTTAGGTTAGAACTTGTTGGAGAACCTTGCAGTTTCATCATATTCTGACGAATATTAAATTGATGAATCTGTGCTCCATACTCGGTCACCGCTTCCTCAAAACACGCGTAAAATTGTAAGTCTTGTAACTCTACATCCACTATTGGGTATCCTAGACGTTTAGCACACCAACTAGCTACTTGGGGGCCTTGTGTCTGATAGGTAGAATCTTCATCGTAAAAACCAAATGGGGTGGAACCGCTAATTACTGAACCACTACCCGGCCACTTTGGTATCTCTGCCATAGGTATAATCCGTTTTCTTTATAAATATATATCTATGTTCAGTTATTAGATATAAAAAAAGTTGGAACCGTTAAGTCCCAACTTTAATGTTTAATCCTGTTATATTACTGTTTAAGCGGTAATCCAATGCTCTTCATCTTGTAAAATAAGTGATTCAGAACCATCATATTCATCAATACGAAACTTTGTTCCTTCGGGTATCCATTTTACTTGTAACTGATTCATACCACCGATGAATAAATCGGGATATGTTTTATCTATGTAATCTTCCATCAGTTTTGTAATTTGTTCAAAACGAACTTTACGATATCTGACGGTATTTAATTCCTCAACCAATTCAATAAGTTTAGGGTCAAATATGATTTCAGGAAATTCATAATTCCAAGTATACCACCCAGCACCATAGCCGGGTGAATATAGAACACCAACTTTTCCATCTTTAATTAGTTTATTCATAGTATTATATTTTTTTGATTGTTGGTCTAACTAACTTTGTGTATTCTACTACTTTATCGTGGTAGTTGTTGTAGTAGGAAACGTGTTTAACCGTTCCTGTTAGTGTCACTAAGTCACTCGGTTCAATATCAATATCTCTACTACCTTCATAGAAGTAATTTCTATGAGTGTTTTTGTCCACAAAATGATATTTGTTCATCAAACCAAAATGAGTTTGTTTAGCAGTATGACTTTTAAAAACTAAATCAAGAGTTACTTTCTCACCTTCTGTGTGAAAATGTCCACTATCATACATATCTCGGTCAATTGCGTCTATCAGATTATCAATAATTTTCTCAAAACTATTGAGAGTAACCCATTCATCTTTCCACTTTACGATACCACCAATAAGTTGTAACTCATCGTGTAGTCTTTGAGAAAACTTTTCAGTATCTTTGGTTGACTCCCAATACCATTGTTTGTAATCAAAGTCGTTTATCTCATCAAAAGAAGAACCTTGATACTTACCAAACAAAAACACACCTTTGTTGTATTTAATTGAAAGTGATTTAGAAAAGGATTGAGATTTACCACGAAGGTCTAAATCAACATTCCAATCTCTACCACCGTATTGTTCGGTCATCTTTTGTTTTGCATCATCAAAATCATAAGATAGATTCTGAATGTACTGATAATCTTGTTTGGTTTCAGTATAATACCCATTATCTACCGTATATGGTTTAGATACATTCCATAGGGTGTAATACTTGTTGGTAAATCCGATTGTTGGTGTCATACTAGTAAGGGTTTGTTTAACATTACATAAGTAAGATAAAAAACTTGACTATGAAAGTCAAGTCTTTTTTTTTAATTAAACTCTCTGTTCCATTTGGAGTTCTAAATCATCGTGGTCTTTTTCAGAATACTCTTCTAATAAGTGAACCCCGATATCCGATAAAACTCGGTGACTTCTATCACGAAGCACTTTTTGACGTGCCTCTTCTTCACTCCAAGCTTTCACTTGGTATTGGATTAAATCTTTATCACCATAACTAGAATCCCAACCTAGAAAGTCTATTAAATATGTATTCATAATTTTTACCTCTTTTTTTTTAAATTAAATATTTTGGGCCGTAATATTCCCACGCATCAGTTCCATCAAAGATGTTTCCACGAGAATGACGAGCGGGTTGGTTACGACCTGCGGGTTTTAACAAATCTCCTTTTTTAACAACAGAACCTTTGTTGATTCCATCTATCATAGAAACGAATCCCCAAATAGAACCATTATCACTTATCTTAATGTATTTGTTACCTTTCTTGTACGTTAGGGGTTCGTAGGGTTTGTATGAGAATTTAGCATCCCATTCTGATTTTCTTTGTTCATTTACGTTGTTTAACCAAGTTTCAAATTTTGTCATAATAGTAAGGGTTTAATTATCATTAACTCAACACTTATAAGATATTGAATTATTTAATCAATGTCAAGTGTTTTTTTAAATTATTTTTGGTTTTTTCCAATATGGTATCCATCACAATATACACACTTATACACACTAAAGTACGTATTGTGTTTTTTAGTCATCCTCTCTTTTGCTTTATGTGCCGATTTAAGAGAATAAGATACTTTTGGTTCACCACTACCTCTACGGTAATGTGAGTAATTGGAGAACATACCCCACGAGTTTCCTGTAATGAAAAAGTTACGAAACATTCGTTTTAACGGAAGTTGTTCTTTCAATGCTAAATATAAGTTATTCAAATTCATTACCTTCCCATTCTAATTAAATTTTCTATATGTGGGTCATCTATATCCTCTGTGAGAGCATCTAATCTTTCATTAGTAGTCATTTGAAATTTCTTACCCTTCACCTCACTATTATACCATTTGGTGAATGAAGGTGGTTCAATAGTGGATTCATCCCATCTCCACGGATTCACATACCATCGTTGATACGTTCTCCCAGCCTCATACGCGTTTTTAAGCAGTTCTTTTAATTCTTGGTCTGTCATAGTAGTAAGGGG